CGGACAGACAAGACATCCCCATAGGGGTGTGTCTCGTCCGTCCGGTTACGTCAGTGTGTTTATGCTTGTTATTCCACGGCTCGCAAATACTCGATCTGCATGACGCTGATGGCATCATGCCTCACTCGCATTTACTCCCTGTGGAATAACAACCCAGCCCATGTGACAAAGGGCATCGAGTGGTGTAAGGTTGCCGTATCAGGGACCCTATTGGAGATTGATCATGGGAGCTGGAGCAGGACAGACGGGAGGCGGCATTCAGGCGATGCCTCAGATGGGGCAGATGCCTCCGGGTGTGCCAACGCAGGGTGGGATCAGTGCCTTGGCAGCACAGGGTGCACAGATGGACCCTCGCTTAGCGGCCATCATGCAGGCCATGCAGCAGCAGGTTGGTATGCCCGGTGCCGGGATGATGCCTCCGGGTGGTATGCCGACGCAGCAGACCCAGCAGGCCATGCTTGATCAGATTCGTCAAACTAGCCCCGCAATTGGTCTGCCCGGAGTGCCGATGCGTCCAATGCCGGGGATTGCCGCTCCGGGTGTACCCGGCACGATGGTCAACCCTCCGCGCCCGATGATGCCGAAGCCTCAGACGATGGCACCAAACCGCCGTCCGGGCTTCTCTGGTTTCCGCTGAGCTCTTAGTGTCTATACTGTACGGATACCCCTTGTATGGGGTATCCTTCTATACGTTTAAGAGTCTTCTACCGGATGTATGAGTCTACCGGATGTATATATAATATATATATACTACACTAAGACTCTATGAACTACTGTGTACACCGTGTACACTGTGTACATAAGACGGCACCCATAGCTACGGGGAGGTAGCTTTGAGTTTGATTGTTCTGACGTGGCAGTCGGTCTGCTCCTCCTCACGTCAGTTCAAGGGCAGGGTTCGTCAGGGCTGTTCTCCCCAGCGCCAAGGCTGAGCCCTGCCCACCATGGGAAAGTACGACCACATCCTTGCCAAAATCTCCCAACTGCCATTGGCTGAGCAGGAGGAGCTTCTCCGTGACCTCGAGGAGCTGGAGCGCAAGAAGAAGATCGAAGAAGCGCAATTGAACTTTTTGCCCTTCGTCGAGCAGATGTGGCCCGCCTTCATCGCTGGTAGGCACCACAAGATCATGGCGGATGCCTTCGAGCGCATCGCCAATGGCACCCTAAAGCGTCTGATCATCAACATGCCGCCTCGACACACCAAGTCGGAGTTCGCGTCCTATCTCTTCCCGGCATGGTTCATGGGGAAGTTTCCCCACAAGAAGGTGATCCAGACTGCACACACCGCAGAGCTTGCAGTGGGCTTTGGCCGTAAGGTCAAGAACCTCATCGATGGCACCGACTATCAGGCAGTGTTCCCTGCCACAAAGCTGGCAGCAGACTCCAAAGCATCGGGTCGATGGGCAACCTCAAAGATGGGGGAGTACTTCGCTATCGGTGTCGGTGGTGCCGTCACGGGTAAGGGCGCTGATGTCCTTGTGATCGACGACCCTCACTCGGAACAGGAGGCAACCATGGCTGCCTTCAACCCGGAAATCTATGACAAGGTCTACGAGTGGTACACCTCTGGTCCTCGTCAGCGTCTGCAGCCCGGTGGTGCCATCATCATCGTCATGACGCGGTGGGCAAAGCGAGACCTCACAGGGCAGATCATCAAGCGCTCCACTGAGCGTCAGGGTGTCGATGACTGGGAGGTCATTGAGTTTCCCGCCATCATGCCGTCGGGTCAGCCGCTATGGCCAGAGTTCTGGTCCCTCAATGAGCTTGAGGCGATCAAGGCCGAAATCCACGTCGGCAAGTGGAACGCACAGTACATGCAGAACCCCACCTCCGAAGAGGGGGCGCTCATCAAGCGTGAGTGGTGGCAGGAGTGGACCAAGGACGATCCACCGCCGTGCGAGGCGATCATCCAGTCATGGGATACCGCGTTCCTCAAGACGCAGCGCTCCGACTACTCGGCATGCACCACATGGGGTATCTTCTACCGAACCGACTCCACCGGGGCACAGATACCGAATGTGATCCTCCTTGATGCCTACAAGGAGAAACTCGAGTTCCCGGAGCTCAAGCAGAAGGCCAGAGAGAAGTACTACGAGTACGAGCCTGACCAGCTTGTGGTGGAAAAGAAGGCATCCGGTGCCCCATTGATCTTCGAGCTGAGGCAGATGGGTCTGCCCGTGACAGAGTTTGTGCCGAGCAGGGGCAACGACAAGATCGCCCGCGTCAATGCAGTCTCTGACCTTTTCTCGTCTGGCTCCGTGTGGTACCCCCCAACAAGGTGGGCTGAAGAGGTCATCGAGGAATGCGCGTCATTCCCGGCGGGCGACCACGACGACTTCGTCGATAGCACCACTCAGGCACTCATACGCTTCAGGCAGGGCGGTTGGATCAGGGTAGACACGGATGACTGGGATGACGACGACGGGCATCGGGAGCCTGTGGAATACTACTGACAAACCGAAGCACTCGAAGGAAGTACTCGAGCAGCATGCCAAGCTTCAGGCCAGATTTGACTCAGCAATGGGCAAGTCAGGTGGTGTCCGCGGCAGAGCCGGAAGAGCACTTATTGAAGAAGAAGAGGTCGCAAGGTCAAATTTGCGCGCTTTTGAACGTGCTCATGGCTTGACACCCAACACCTAAGTCGTATGGTCTCAGTACGAGGGAGCGCACACGGAACCATCGGTTTTGTATTGGTCGAGGATCAGACTGCGCTACGGCTTATCATCCATCATAGCGCTCCCTCACAACACTTCCTTCCTTCGGTGCTTTTCTGCTATAGTGCCGCAAACCTTGCAGGGGAAACACCATGGCAGTCGATAAGCCTCTCGTCCCGTTTGACATCGAAATCGAGCCTGAAGAGCCGATGGAAGAGCTTGATGAGGTCGAGGCTTTTGAGGAGTCATCCGCGACCGTGACCCCGACGGAGGACGGCGGTGTGGTCATTGAGTTTGAGTCCATCTCCGTTGAGCCTGAGTACGAGGATGTTCCGCACGGCGACAACCTTGCGGAGCTCATCGATGAGTCTGATCTGGAGTCCATGGGCAGCGAGCTTGTCGGAGACTTCCTGTCCGACCTTCGCACCCGCGATGACTGGGCCATGGCCTACGTCAAGGGCCTAGACCTACTTGGAATGAAGGTTGAGGACCGCACCCAGCCTTGGGAGGGTGCATCTGGTGTGTTCCACCCGATGCTGACAGAGGCCGCGATCCACTTCCAAGCGCAGGCTATGGGAGAGATTTACCCGGCATCAGGTCCTGCCCGCACTAAAATCCTCGGCAAGATGACCACCGAGAAGTTTCAGCAGGCCACTCGCGTTGAGAATGAGCTGAACTACCTCATCACCGAGCGCATGCAGGACTACCGCGAAGAGACGGAGCAGATGCTGTTCCGCCTGTCTCTTGCTGGCAGCGCCTTCAAGAAGGTTCACTACGATCCCGTCCGCAGGGTCCCGAAGTCCACGTTTGTTCCGGCGGAGGACTTTGTCGTCCAGTATGGCATCTCGAACCTCTCCGACTGCGAGCGATACACGCACGTCATGCGGAAGACCAAGACCGAGATCATGAAGCTGCAGGCGAGTGGCTTCTACCGCGACGTAGAGCTCCCCGATCCGGCCATCGAGAAGAGCGACATCCAAGAGAAGTACGATACCCTTCAGGGCATCGAGGACACCAGCAATGGTGACGACCGCTACATGCTCCTCGAGATGCATGTCGAGATGGTCATGCCCGAGGGGTTCAACGACGATGATGACATCGCTCGCCCCTACGTCATCACCATCGACAAGTCCTCCCGTACCATCCTGTCGATCCGAAAGAACTGGTACGAGGATGACGACGACAAGCAGAAGCGCATGCACTTCGTGCCGTACTGCTACCTGCCCGGTATGGGATTCTATGGCATCGGCCTGATCCACCTGATCGGTGGTCTCACCAAGTCAGCCACCTCGATCCTGCGTCAGCTCATCGACGCTGGCACACTTGCTAACCTGCCTGCAGGCCTCAAGGCTCGTGGCCTCCGCATCAAGGGCGACAACACACCGCTGCGTCCGGGCGAGTTCCGTGACGTCGATGTGCCGAGCGGATCGATCCGTGACTCGATCACGTTCCTTCCATACAAGGAGCCGTCGAGCGTCCTGTACCAATTGCTGTCTAACCTCGTCGAGGAGGGCCGTCGCATTGGCTCCGTCGCCGACGTGAAGATCAGCGACATGAATGCTCAGGCTCCGGTCGGCACGACCCTTGCACTCCTTGAGCGCAACATGAAGGTCATGTCTGGAGTTCAGGCT